AGAAATAGATGAACTCTCAAAAGCAAACAAAGCATTATCATCCGATGGTATTAGAGGTACAGATATTGGATACGATAGTGATACCCAGATAAATACATTTGTAAACGATAGTGAAGTTAAGTTTATTAGACAAGTAGAAGATAACTTACAAATGCAAGTATCAAAGGATGGATCATACAGCATAAGAATCGAACAAGAAGGTAAGGTCAATCAAGTCATCACAAATGGTGGTAGCAGTTCTATAATCAATATCAAACAGGGAAGTTAAATAGGATTACCATCAGAATCGCACTTGTGTACTAATTCAAGTTCGAGATCAATATAGTGCTTGGCTTTCAATAAATCTTGCACTTTATCTTCTTTATCTCTGGTAACGTATTTGACTACATTACCCATACAAAAAGAGAGATTGTTTGCCACAATGTATTCAATAGGTTGAATTTGTTTTTTATAATGATCTCCACCCATTTGTTTATCCGTTGCTAGTTTTTTTCTCATAAACACTTCCATTTAAGATTTGAATGTGTATATAATACAGCAATCGTGTAGAAATGGGAAAAATAATGAAAGAGAGAAAAGGGTATTCCAATTTTATGTCAACCACAGAGCTTGCTGCTCGGTGGCACAAATCCCCAAGAACTTTAGAGAACTGGCGCGTACAAAGTATCGGCCCAGCTTATACCAAGATTGGCGGTACTGTCTTATACGAAAGAGATGTTATCGAAGATTACGAAAAACAATCAAAAAGTAAGTAGCAATGAACGCTAGAAATAAAGGGAGAAGGGGTGAGAGAGAAGTGATTGACGTTATTAAAGAAATGACTGAGGTTGAGTTACAGGTCAATTATTCTCAGACCTATGGTGGCGGGCATGATTTATTGGGTGGTGAGCCGTATGCGATTGAAGTAAAACGTAGGAAAAGTATTACGCAAGGCGATGTGCGTCAGTGGTGGGTGCAAACGTGCGAGCAAGCGGAGAAGGTAAATTTAATACCTTGCTTGTGGTACAGGGCAGATAGGCAACAATGGCAAGTGGTTTTACCACACACTAGCAAACTTTTTCCAGATGATGATTTCAACTGCACAGCAACAATAAACCCTGAGTTGTGGGCTAAGATTTACAAGGAACATAAAGATGGCTCACAGTAGATTCTCACCATCAGCAGCAAAGCGTTGGATGGCTTGTCCTGGTTCGATTCAATTATCTGAGTCAATACCTTTTGTTATGGATACCACAATACCCGCAGCTACAGGTACATTGGTTCACCACATGGTAGAGATGTTGCTCAAAGACAGACTAGAGAATGTCACATTGAGTGACTACTGGTTAGATCGTGAAGAAGAAATAGATGGATTCAATATCAAAGTAAATAAGTCAATGATTGATTGCGCGGAAGTCTATGTTGATTATGTTAAGAATAGACAAGAAGAATTAGAAGGCACTTTATTAATAGAAGAAAAGCTATATATAAATGAAATATCTTCTGAGTGTTGGGGAACAGGCGATGCCACCATACTTGGAAAGAAGGCAAACCGAATAGCAGTAATTGATTTAAAATCAGGTAAATTCCCAGTAGATGTTGAAGATAACCCACAATTAATGATTTATGGCTTGGGTGCATTAGCAAGATACGGAAATGAAAATACAACAATAGAATTGACAATCGTACAACCAACCTCATATCACAAAGATGGCAAGATTCGCGCATGGGATATAACTGCGGATAACCTAGTGGAATGGGGTTTCAATATTCTAAAGCCAGCTATTGAGGCTTGCTTAGAACCAGAGCCAGTATTTAATGCTGGGAGAGATCAATGTCGCTTCTGTCGAGCAAAAGAAATTTGCGAGGCATACAAAAAATACGAGGTATCAACATGAGCGAAGATATACAAACATTTTCTTTTGAGGATGGAGTCGAGCATAAAATTGACGATCTATCTGATGAAGGTAAATTAACTTTAAACAAATTAACTTCTGTTAATAACGCAATTCGTGATGTGAAAGGGAACGCTGAGTTTGAATTAGAAAAACTTTCTATCCTGAGTGCGCATTACAGCAGTCAATTACAATCTATTGTCAATCAAACAGAGGAGAAGAAAGACAATGAGCCTAAAAGCAATAAGAAGTAAAACGCAGTTAAAGCCACCTAAGTTGGTGCTATATGGGGGTGCGGGTATTGGTAAGACATCATTCGCTGCCAGTATGAATAAACCCATATTTTTATTGACAGAGGATGGCATGGGTAAAATCCAATGTGACCACTTCCCAGTATCGAAAGATTATGATTCATTTATTGAGAATCTAAATTCATTACTGGAAGAAGATCACGAATACGCAACTTTGTGTGTGGATTCTTTGGATTGGTTAGAGCCTTTAGTATGGGAGAAGGTATGTAACATACATGGCAAAAAATCAATCGAGGAATTTGGATATGGTCGTGGTTATGTAGAAGCGTTGAAACAATGGCGCGAATACATAGATGTTCTTAATCGTTTAAGAGATGAAAAGAAAATGACGATCATTCAAATAGCACACAGTCAGATCAAGCGTTTCGAGTCACCTGAGATTGAAGCATACGATAGGTATGAATTGAAACTCCACAGGAAAGCAAGTGACTTGATACTTGAGCATAGTGATTGTTGTTTCTTTGCCAACTACAAATTTGGCAGTGTTAAGATTAAAGGTAAAGGTGGACAAACTACATCCAAAGCAATACAGGGTGAAAGAATGTTATACACCGAAGCCAAACCAGCATTCCTTGCAAAAAACAGATACGGCTTGCCAGAAGAAATGCCTTTCGATTGGCAAGAAATAAGATCAGGAATTATCGGGAAATAAAGGAGAATAATATGACCGATTTGAGTAAGTATGGGCATGATTTTGATGCCGAGATGGAATCGAAACCAAAGATAGAAGAAGGTCGGCACAACATGACTTTCGTTGGTGACGAAATAGTAGTTGGTAATAATGGTTGGGAAGCAGTCAAACTATCTTTCGAGATAGAAGGCACTACCATGAATGTAAGTTACACTTGCACTATGGCGCATGATACCAGTGATAAAGCGGTTAGTATTGGTATTGAGTCACTTAGGAAAATAGGAAATGCTTGCGGTGTAACTGGCACATTGACTGACCCTGAGAAACAATTACTTGGCAAGAAGTGTAGTGCTGAGTTGGTTGTCAATGACAGAGGTTACTTGGAAATCAAAAGTGATTTCGGTAACACCTTTCAACCAGTAGAAAAAGCAGCAAAGAAAAAACCAAGTAAGAAAGAACAAATCAAAGCCGAAACTGATTTTGTAAAAAAGGCATCAGCCGATACAGACGACTTTGACGATGAAATACCATTCTAAGTATCCATTCCTGGATCACAGGCCGTCATTGTGTTCATACTGTTTAAAACCAGTTGGCGGTCTGTTGTTTAGATGGAAGGATAGATGGTATGGTGCTTGTAGCAAAGAGCATTTAAATAAGATAAAAGAACAATTAGAAACGGGGAAGAGAGAAACCTTGAAAACACCAATGATAAATAATGACGCGGTAATTGATGCAGTAAGTTCATCAAAAGATACTTACATTAAACTCGCAAAAGAAAATAAATCTTACGTTCTACATCAGTGGAACAAAGATGATCGCGTTGGATTATTTCGTGAGGCAATCAAAGAATATTTGGTGATATGCACAGAACAAGCAAACAAAGGTTTTTCCATAGAGGACAATGGTTGATTTAACTAAATATGTAAAAGATGGAATTACCATTGATGAAAACTTTCACTTTCGAGGTGCGAGTAAATCCGTTGATGACCTAATTTATGAAATGAGCAACGAAGGATTGTTGGTCGATTATTTGGAAACGTCAGGCGAATTAGTTCGCGTTAAGGTAGGCGGTGGTAATACTCATAGACCTGACAAGCATGGAGAGAAATCTGGGTGGTACACCTTCTTTCAAACAGGTGATTATCAAAATGCAGTATATGGTAACTGGCGCACAGGATTACAAAGGCAATGGTCCAATTTTGATGTCAATGAATTAGAGCCAAAGCAAAGACAAAAATTAAAATCAGATTTAGAGCAAGCCAAACGCAAAGCCGAGGAAGAAAGATTGAAACGGCAAGACGAAGTTGCCGAGCTATGCAAAAAGAGATTTGGAACTTACAAAGAATTAACCGAGCATCCTTATCTGGATGCAAAAGGTATCAAGAACGATTACGGATTCAGAGAGCATAGAGATACGCTAGTCATTCCTATTTATTCTATGGATGGCGAGATTCGTTCATTGCAGCACATTGATAAGAAATCAAACAAGCGTTTCGTATCGTCATCAGAGATCAAGGGGAACGTATTCCCGATAGGATTCGACATCAAGCAAGCGAGTGAGGTGGGTGAGTGCGTGGTAGTGGAAGGGGTGGCTACTGGTATAAGCGTACACATGGCTACCAATCTGCCAGTTTTAGTGGTATTTAGCGCAAGTTTTGGTATCGAAGCATTAACAAGATTTAGAAAACACTCACAAGCAAAATTAACATTGGCGTTTGATAATGATGAAAATGGGGTGGGTGAAAAGAAGGCCAATGAATGTGCAAACAGTTTGGGAGATACAGTTATTAGATTGCCGTCAGTCAAAGGTGATTTCAATGATCTGCATTTAAGCAAAGGTTTAGGTGCAGTTAAATCAGAGATAGTGGGTGGCAAACTGGGGATAAGGCGATATGAGATACGGCAATTAGTTGGTAAGCCACCAGAGGTACAATTTCTTGTTGATCGTCTTATCCCTTTATCCACACCTGGTGTTTTGAGTTCAGTCGGTGGTATTGGTAAATCCTTTATGGCATTACAGTTAGCCATGAACATTGCCAATGGCACTGGTACATTTATGGGTAAAAGTATTTTGCAATCTGGGAACTCAGTATTGTTTTGTGCAGAGGATAACCGCGAGGAAGTGTGGCGAAGGATTCATGCACTCGACCCAGAGGGTAAAAGATTCGATGCGCCTTACGATGTTTTTTGCGTCACCATAGCAGACTTAGGTAAGCCGATGATTCTCTTGTCAGAGGACAATATAAACAGTCAGGCAATGGAGATTGTTGAGGAGTTAAAAGGTATTCCAGATTTAAAGCTAGTGGTTTTTGACCCGATACAAAGTTTTGTGTCTGCAAGTTCTCCGATAAGTAACAGCAATGAGTCAGCGCAGTTGTGGTGTCAGTTTTGTGCGAGTATATCGGCTCAGTTGGGTTGCACTACTTTAAGTATTCACCACATGAATAAAACTGCATTAACTGGCACTGAGAGTGCGATGGAAGCGAGGGCGAGTATTCGGGGTGCAAGCAGTATTGTGGATGGGATGCGGTTTGCTATGGCGATGTGGTTGCCTAATGAAAAGGAAGTGGAGAGGATTTGTGTGGAGCAAGGTATTGAGCCAAATCCAACCAGTGTGGTGCGGGCGGGTGTGGTGAAAAGCAATAGCGGTAATATTGACACTTCCATCAAAACATTAATCAGAGAGAAAGATTCGCCAGTATTGGATATATTAAAAGAGGAGAAGGGGATTACATGGGATTGAATATAATACCAGATTATCCATTTACTAAACCTAGTGAATTTGATGCCTATAAAGATTGGGAAAATTTACTTAATAAGTCTTTTCTAAATTTATTGGAAAAAAAAGAATGGAAAAGCAGAAGCGTAATAAATGAAAAATATTGTTTTGATTATTTAATTACAAAATCAAACATTGGTAATAAAAGCTCAAATGTATTTCATTGGCAATCAAGAATGGCTTGCGATAGTTTAACTGCGCCAAGTCCAATTAGAGCGTGGTACGATAGAAAACTCAGGAAAAATATAGAAAACTCTATTTATTACAAAGACAGCCATAAATCAGCCCTTTCTATGCGAGGTTATATTGCTAGTCAATTTAGGCCGTCAGCAGCTAAATCAATATATGAATTATTCAATTCAAGAAAAATTTATGATCCTTGTGGGGGTTGGGGCGATAGATTATCTGGCGCATTAGCTAGTGATTGTGATGTATATTATTGCAGAGATGTAAACCCAATGGTTTTTAGTGGTTACGCATTACAGCAACAAGTATATAAAAGTAATACAAAAGTATCTTTTGAATATAAGGGAAGCGAAATTGATTGTCCTAAAGAGGATTATTTTGATTTGGTTTTTACATCGCCACCTTATTATAAGGTCGAAAAGTATCAAGGAAATCTACAATCACACATAAAGTTTAAAAAATTTGATGATTGGTTGCATGGTTTTTTATTTCCAATGCTTCATTATTCTTGGTTATCACTTAAAGATAATGGCGTAATGGCTATTAATATTTCTGATTGTTATGCTAATCACACATATAACAGAATATGTATGCCGATGATTGAATATTGTTTAAAAGAATTACCAAAATGTAATTTAGTTGGTGTGATTGGTTATGAAATTACTTCAAGAAAAAAGGGTGGAGTAAATGCAGAGCCAGTTATTATTTTTAGTAAAAAAGAATCTTTTGATTTGAAATCTTTAATGCCAAAGAACAGGCAAAGAAAATTAATTTTTTAGTTATAATAAAATGGTAACTACATCT